ACGCCAACGTCTACTGTAAAAGTATTTGACGAAGGCGCTTGCAGGGCAGCGGTTGGACTTGAACCACCCACATAAAACCTATTCCAGTTCCATGCTAGAACCACATGGTGAACAACCATTGGGTAATGTATCGGAATAATGCGCCTATCCCATATTGGGTCTGTCCAATACTTAACGCCCCCTACTGTCGCATGGGTCCCCGTGTACGGCTCTTCCCCTGCATACCTGCTAGTTACTCCTCCGTACCTTCTGTTGTTCATTAAGGGGACTGCGATAACTTCATACGAAGCGTCATCTAGAAGGGTCTGCCTTGGGTCTGCTTCGCAGTTGCTGTCTACGCCGCCAGATAGCTTATGTCGGAACTCATCGTCAACTGTTGCCATCAGCGTGCTTACTGCGCTTGTGGTAGCTCCGGTGTCAGCAAGTATAGGATCGTCTGCTGCTGGCAATGTCGCTGTTAGGCTTTGTCCAATAGCGGCCCTGTATCGCCTAGATAGATGGCTATCCTTGGTTGGGTAGTTCTGTAGAGCATTTCCCGACGCTTGATACACATCTCTTTGCATCAAGGTGGCGCGCACTTTCATGCTTATTTGCACTGAGACTAACGCATGGCTTTTAGAGCCAGTGATTGTTTTGTTTGGCGTTTGCCCCAAGGCAGGTGCCCTGATGGTAAACGCATACGTTTTGAACGGATTTAGGCTTGTGTTTATGTCTGTGATGACAACAGGGTTAAACCTTACAGTGTCTCCAGAGAATTGAGTAAACGGCAGCGGAGCGTTAAAGAGCCGCTTTTGAAACGCTGGCGTTTGGCTTTCAAAATACTCTTGAGGCTTTTCAACTATCCCTATGCTGAGATCGTATGCAGTGATGGAATCAAAATCCATCTTGCCACTGTCGTTCCATGACTCAACAGCAAGGTTGTCCTCCAAGTGGTCTTTTACGGCGCATGGCTCAGCACGCTGGTCAAACGAAAAACTAATCTCTTCCAACACCAAATGCGGCTGGTCTTCGCTTACGCTAAAAACGCCACCCGCCGCCGCTGTAAACATCTCTTGCGTAGGCGGAAGGGTAAACGGAATACAATAAGCGGCGTACTCCATCATTGTGTTTTGAGGTGCAGACAACACATTGCTTGAAAACGGGTAGTCGCTTGCAAGGTAAGGAACATGCATGTTTATTCGAAAGGTTCCGTTAGCTTTTTCAAGCTGCTCTTGCTCAATGCTCCCTGCGTTAATCTGAGCGACCGCATCCGACAAAGGCGTTTGGATGTGATCTTTTGTGAGCTTGGTTCCTCTCGCTAACCGCTTTCTAGTTATCTTTGCCATTAGCAGACCTCTTCAAGCATATGAATAACAACGCCAAACTGTTGCATAAACCATGGCTCATCGCCCCAGCTAGAATCGTAGTTCGTTGCGCCAGTCGCAAGCACCGGAGGGATTACACAAGACAGCCTTACACGTGCATTTTGGTGTAAAGGTATCTCACCTTCTACAGGCTCATACACTCCAGACACAAACCCGCCAGGAAAAGTATTAGGCGTCATGTCGGTAAACGTGCCTCTTCCCCTGTTGTCAGAAGTTCTGCTACGTTGAAGGACGAAGCTGTTTCTAGTTGCTTCTATTTCATTCAACTGCCTGTTTTCTGCAGAAGTCGGAGCATCTACGTGGAGACAAAACGAAAAGTCTTTGCTTGGGTCTCCGTTTGCAAACCCCTGGGGTGGTAGTGATCCATAAGCAAAAGTGTTCGTAAAGGTTCGCGAGCCAGGTAAGCCTGGATTGTCTACCATCAACAACACATCTATATGCGTTACAACCGCAGGCCTGTGTATTTGAAAGGACGTGTCCCAAACCCATTGTGAGTTTGCAAACGCTTGGCTTTCTGCACGAGTAGGGTCAACGCCTGGTATTTTGTAACCCTTTACTCTTTCTGTATTGACGAACCTTTCGGGCTGCGTTGTTCCAGACTGGACCCAGTCGGAAATGTTTGGCGTTGTTAGCCATGGCCAATGATGGATTGTGTCTGGAGTTACAGACTGTGGAATCCATCCGGCAACAAACATTGTTGGTGTCCACTTAGTTAAGACGTCTCCTTCTGGCACTTCATTAATGTGCCTTTCAAAAGACTCCATTGCCGAATCAATCCGGTCACCATCAACCGTAGTGTTGTCAGCAAATTGCTCTTTGGTTATGTGGCGTGGATGTTTTTTATAAGCCATTAAATGACCGCCGTAAGCGTGGAGTTTCCAAACGAAGGGCCAGGCGCTGTGGTTGGAGCAAATGATGCAACCACCTGAACATTTGCATTAGCTCCAGTGTGAACTAGATAGGCACCGCTAGTTGGGGTGCCACTCCACATGCAACCAACAAAGATAACTTTTGCACCGTTCTCAATGTTTATCCAAACCGGCGCACCGTCTGGGCTATTTAATCTAAAATGGCAATTCCTAAACATAACAACAGCGCTATCGCCTATCTCAATAAGAACTCCAGATGACTCTGCCGAGTTCTTAAACGTTACGCCCTCAACAATAGCCGTACTTGTAAACGTGGCTTTCATTTTGACAATGCTTCCAGAGATAGACGTCATCTGCGTCATTGGCTTGTCCAAAGTAAAGCCAGGAAACTCTCCCGCCGACAGGTTGATCATGTTGTGCGTTAGCTTAGGCTCTTCGATTAAGCTGTCTGGCGTTGTCATACCAATCGCGTTGACATGATTTGTAAGCTCAGAGTCTCTGCTCTCTTCGCTCATGTCTAAAACGCTGTTGGTAGCAGAGCCTGGCACCATGTATGGAGAAGGTATAAGTGCCATTAGTGGCCATACCTCCTTCTTCCGCCAGCAATGCGGTAAGAGGCCTTGACGCTCTGCAGCTTAATCTTCTGGCTCCTGATTTGTATGTGTCCAAACAGCATGTAAGAAAAGCACTCTCCCCTTACTGAATCACTTGTAGCAATAGTCGAAACTTCTTCGTCATCAATTAGGTAATTGCCTGCTGTAGCATTTCCGCTGGCCCCATACGTGAGATTAGCGCCAAACACTTCGTTGACAAGGGCAGCCCCAGACTTAACTCTTGTTCGTATGCTGGACTTGTTTGTTATGCGTTCAATCGCATCCGCATTGGTTCCAGAGTAATCTATGATTTGGCTCATCCAACCTTTGCGGTCTGAGGACAGGACAGTATTGTACAGCCCTGCATCCCAATCCTCTACAGCATAGTCTGCAGCCAACCCAGGCCCCCTAGACAGCATTAGCGTGTATAGACCACGAGCAAGAAACCTGTCCTGGTCTCCCATTCCAAGGTTAGTGCTTTTATACGCCCAGTCAACAGGCTGCACCACTGAGTTCTGATATCGCTGGTCGTTTGTGCCTAGAAACATCTTATCCCAAACAAACACGATTGGCTTAAACGTAGAAGCTCCATCGTCAAAGTCATGGTCTCCAGCGCTTGTGCTCGGCACAAGACCCATAGAGTATATGGAATCTGTCAGGTTTGCTTTCTTTAAGGGCAAGAAAAGCAACGGTGTAACCCTGTTAGGGGTTGCGTTTATTGTAACTGTTCCTGACGAGTTAAACTGAATAATTATTTGATTGCCAACAGCTTGCACTTTTTTGCCAGCAACACCACCACCATAGCCGTAGCTTGCTTCAACAAAAGCGCGCTCATTTGGCAGCATAAAATCAACATCGTTTGCAGTTGATTGGTACAGTACGGCCTGCCAGTTCGTATTGTTGTACGTCATGGTGGAAGTCCACGTTGTAACTCCGCTTGCTGCAAGACCTGTTGGCATTATTGCATAAACAGGGACAACATACACGGCGTCCGCGTCTGTAAGTGTAGCTTGAGCACCCCTAAACTTATACCCAGCCCCTAGCTTAAATGGTTTTCCGTAATACAGAAACGTGTTGGCGGTAGCCGCAGCAGCCACCGTTGCGTTGTACTCGAATGATCCCGCAGCCTCTCGAAAGTCTTCATTATCGACACTTCTGTCTAGTGCCCCACCTCTTCCATACTCCATTAAGTAGTAAGAGTTTGTAAGGATGTCGATATTTGACGAGCTTGCATCGTTTATAAGCTGCTGGTCTGGGCTGCCTACCATATACATAGCTGTTGGCGTCGAAACAATCCAAGGGCTTGTAATGTTTTGCGTAACACCAACCTCGGCTGAGCCAGCATTAGAAAACGCTACCGACTCGTAAGTCCATATAGACCACTTATCGCCAGAATAAACTAAAGAAGCGTTGTTGCCTGGAAAAGTTGCAACAAGAGAGTTGAACTTGCTGCAATAAGTTATATTCGCGTTCTTTAAATTAGCTTGCAACGTCGTTTGAGGCTGGATGTTCGCGTTGTTCATCATCCCGCTTTTAGGATAGTAGCTTGTCAGCGGGTTGGTTACGTAATCCGTGAAGAACCTTTCGACAGGATCTCCTATTGGCTCTATTTGAAAGTTTCCTGCCGTAGAAAAGATCCCGTTTTTAGAAATCCAAGCTACCTTTCCCTCTAGCTTTGTAACAGACGAAGGATTTACACAACCAGTTGACCTTGATATTTGAGTAAACTGACCGCCAGACTTAATCGCAGTATTACCAGCCGTCCTGTAGATAAACATCTCAGACTCTGTGAAAACAATGATGTTCCCTAGCTGCTCTTCAATAGCTGTTATTTCTTTATCACAAGGCACATCGACGTAGTTTGACGCTATGATTGATGCAGGCAAGTTTATATCAGTGAAGTAAAGCCTTCTTTCACTAGCGTACACCACCGATGGGCCTATTGATGTTGCATCAACAAATGGCGGTAGTGTGCTGTTTGAAAAGTAAGGAAAACCCTCGCCTATGCCGGGAGTGAATGAGAGCTTTTGAACCCTGCTTGATTCAGAGTACTTGCCTATTGCACCGATAGCCGCGCTTGTATCAACCTGGGCAGACCTTGGAGTTAGGGGGTGCCTGTAGTGAGTTGGGTAATATATCCAAGTGCCTAGGTCTTTACCGCCAAAAATTAACGCATCGGCAAACTCATGGAAAAATACGGGATCATCACCCGTAGCTTTGACCCAGCTTTGACGGTCTTTGTCAGAGGCTGTTTCGTAATGCCCGTGCCAGTCAGCCATACTTTGGCCTACGTGTTCTTGGCTCAGTTGCGTTGCTGCACGGGCCGTTTGGTTGTTGGCGGTATGCGTATAGAGCGCCTCTTCCCAGTGCGTTCCATCAGTAATGTCATCTATATGAACAACCGCAACCATTTCATTAAAGTTATTGTGCCACGTCTCTGTATTGGCAGAATTTACCCTAGCTTTAAAAATGGATATAATTTGTTTGTGACCAAAATTTGTATGCATAACTGTCGAGCCCATGTGCTCAACAATTCCTGACTCAACAGTCCGAAACGAACTAAACGGCATGTTTAACGATGTGGTTCGTTGCGACACCTGCCCAAACCCATCTCTTACTTCCCATGCCCCATTCCTGTGAATAAGGTTCAAGGCGAAGCTAGCATTGCTAGGCGCTCTATTGTCTACACCCTCTTTGAGAATTTCGACTTCTTGTGAGGGTATAGCCATTAGGAATCCTCGTAGCTGTCCATTGTCCGCTGTATGTAGTGTGACGCATCTACGTTTCTATCCACGACATAGCCCGAAAGCTCTTGTTCGCGCTTTGCAAGCTGCATCATAAGCGGCCTGTTAACGGATACGTCTCTGATTTGGTATTGCATAAAGGCGTATAGGGCAATCATGTCATGAAACTGAGCCATGTCGTCGATAAACGTACCCGTTGCCCAGTTCGTATTTTGTTCCGGCACGTAGGTTACAGTCACAGTGGAGTTTACGTTTTCACTAAACGCTAGCGTTGTGCTTATTAAGGTGTACGTCTGGTACGTGTTGGGCAGGCTTTTTAGGCTTGCTGCACCTTTGTATTGAAACCCTTGATACGTATTTGAGGTGCTTTTAGTCCTAACATTAACCAGATCAACCATCCTCCTCTGTGCTCCTGGGACGCTCTCCCCAAGGATAATAATCGTGTTAGTCGCTAGGGCTAAATCGTACTTGTCGCCCGTGATGGGGATGTCTACTTCAATTGCATAGGTATAGGGAGCAAGAGCGGTGACCTTCCTTCTAAATTCTGCATACCCTTGTTTTAAATAAGACTGCACGTTTGCATCAGACAAAAACGTTTCATCTGGCTCGTCGCAATACGCCCTAAACAAAGTCTTAACTTCAGAAACCAGCATTAGAGTTGCCCTCCAAAGGGTGAGATAGTGGCCTCAGTTCCTGCAGCCATCCTGCTTACGGAGTCTTCAACCGCAGTCGCTTCTGATGCATTACGCACAGCCTCTTCTGCAACCTGCTGCTCTGCGCCTTCAGACTGCGGAAGCTGCGTTTGATTCGCTGTTTGCTGCGCTCCTGTCCCTGGCATAACCTCTCGAGGGAACACTTTGCGCTGCTGCATCATAGCGTCGTAAGTTTGTTGCCCTTTTCCAAACGATACAATCGAAACATATACGTCGCTGACGTAGTTTTGCCGCTCTTCTGGCATTGCATAGAACTCTTCACCCTGCATGAAGTTCTTAAAGACCCTCTCGAGGGATGCCAAGTCATCTGTAGAGTAGACCTCGAGCCCATCTCCGGCCTTAACTCCTTCAAGGATTGTTTGTGCATGAGAGAGCGATCGTACTTTATCACTAACCTGTGCGTTGCTTGTTCGGAAAGAAAGCTCGTACAGGGCTGTCTCTTTGTCGATAAGGCCCATGTTAAACATTTCCATAACCTTTGCGTCTCGGTCATGCGCCTCCTTTCTAAACAAGGAGCCCGCTTGAATAAAGACTTCTGGGTCACTTGTTAGGTCCTCGCTTTGTATCTCCCTGTGTATAACGCTGCCATACTCGTCCATCATTCGGATGTACTTTCCTTCAGTGTAATAAGATTTGGCATACAAGACGACGGTCTTTGCCATATTGCGAACAGCATGTTCAATAAACGCTTGCGTGATCTCTAGCTGGCTTAAGTCTTGCTTGGCAAGAACTTCGATCGCCGCTCCAGAGCTAACATTAACTGCACGCCGGCCTAAGCTGACTGAGTGAATGCCTGCAACATCCCCCATTTCAGACTGGATTCGGCTCATGTTATCCATGATATACCCAGGAAGAGGGGCAGGGACCATCATCTCTGGCTTGCCTCCCGTAGCATTGTAGTAAATCTTTTCACCTGGCCGGTCTGTAAAGGAGTTTGTTGGAACTCCTGCGGTCTTAGGTATAAGTATTTTTGGGTTAGCCATTAGTTCAGCATTCTGAATTACTTGGCTACGCGCCTTATTGTAGAACCATTGTAGGTCCACTAGTGGCTCAATTAAGCCTATGCCCCATAACCTAGTGGGTATGACAGTGTATCGTATGATTTGAATAGGGGACGGGTCTGTCAGGGCGTCTTCTTCTTTAAAAAGATACGTGTTCCCCATAATAACGGCGTGTCTCCCGTCGCGCCAATAGATTTCAAAAAGCTCTACACGATTTGCCGGAACCCTTTGCCCATTCTTTCCATCATTCTGTGTCGCTGTTATTGCGTCTTCAATGTCCTTTTTCCTATCAGGATATGCTTTTTTTAAAGCCGCTTTGGTGTGATACGTTCTAACTGCGGTCCAGTCTGATTCTTCGGGAGTTGTGACATCCTTTTCAAAGAAAATGTCGTACGCAGTATGGGCAGTTGTCGTAATCCTTTCCTTGCCAGGGTCATAGTATGTGTGAAGTGCGCATGTTCCCATTGACAAGAGGTAGGAAAACGCAAGCGATAGCGTCGATTTTACGTCGTCAGCACTCCAGTGGTACTCCAGGAAAAGCTCAGTAGATTTTGCTTTTGTTACATCATCCACCGACGGCGTTGCGGGGATAACGGCTACTGCTGGGTAGTTTACGCTCAACCTGGACAGGATGTTCCTATACATGTTTAGCAGCAGGTTTACGGTGGCATGGGTGTTGCCTCCCGATCGTGGGCGCACAAGCTCGTACCGACCAAGGTTTACGTCAAAAGATAGCCATTGATTCCCAGAAAGAAACAAAAGCGCTAAATCCCAAGCGCGCTTGCTATCTTTTTTTGCTGTATCGCCATCACCTATGCGCGATCGCATATCACTTGGAAACGTTTGTTCTTCAATCATTTATTGTCTCCGGGCTAGTCAAAAAGACCGCCTAGTGCTCCACCTAAAGCCCCGCCTGCTGCGGGTCCTACTGGGGTAAGCGCACCGGCTATGCCACCAATAAGCGTCCCAATTCCAGA